GCCAGCGAAAACCGCCGTGATTCACACCGTTCGCGAATTTGCCGACACAGTCCTCGTCGAAACGCCCGGCGCACCCGGGATAGATCGCGAACGAATCACTCACCGAGATCGCGTAAGGCATCGGCTCGACGAGCACGAGCGCGCCGCCGGCGGTGTGCTCCTTCACTTCCATCGCGAGGCCAGTGTTCTCGCACCCGCTTTGCCATGTGACGAGGCCGCGATCGAAGTAACCGGCGGCCTGCGCGAGACTCGAGGCAGTGAACGTGCGCCGATCGGTGACGGCCGTCACGATCGCGTCGGTCGTGAATAGCGCCAGGTCGACCGTACACTTTGAATCGCCGAGATCGTGCGGGCACCCAGGTTGAAACAGGCGGCCGATCGTCTGCTGCAGTTGCTGCGCGAGGCCGCGGATCTCGGCGTGGAAGCGCCCGCGCTGCTGGCGCACCTCGCCGATGCGCCCACCTGGCAGCGGCAGCGCACCCATCGTGGTGTCGGCCCAGTTGAGCAGGAAGATCTCGACGTGCGCGTGATCCCATCGCCCCGCGAGCAGATCCTCCTCGGTGAGCACGACGCTGTCGAGGATCCCGGCGAGCTCCTGGTTGGAGACGGCGAGATCGGCGCCGGCGACGATCGCGCTCCGGTTGAACCCGGTGCGCGCGCGATAGGTGACGCCGGAAAAATCGACGTCGCGCGAGGTGGTGGTAAACCCGTATATCTGCCCGTCGCGCCTGGTCAGTTTCCAGCAAAAGCAGAGCGTCGTCGAGCGCGAGCGCAGGTGCGCCCGCAGCGCGGCCGAAATGTTTTTCACGGCTCGAGCAGCTCGACCAGGCCGAGATTGTTCCAGTTGATCACATCGGGCTCGATCACGATGAAATCGGGCCGGTCGCGATCGAAGCGCACCGGCGTGTAGAAGTCGCCCGACCAGGCCGTCGGCACCACGATCGGCGAACCGACCGTGTAGAGCGCGCCGGTCGAATACTCGATGATGTAGTGCGCGCCCTCGACCATCGCGAAAGCGCCCGACTTGACGCTGATCGTGCCCTGCATGGGCTTGTAGATGATGCGGTCTTGCGTGTAGGCGTCGTCGTCGGCGTAGCGCTTGACGAATTGGTAGCCCGAGGGCGAACCGTCGGCGGTGTCGAAAACGCCCTCGGTGATGCTCGCCTCGCCGTCGAGCGGATCCTGCACGAGGAACCCGTACCGCATGCCACGGCGCGCCCGAAAGAACGCGAGCAGGCGCTTGGTGCGCTCGAGATCCTTGCCGGTGTACCCGGCCTGCATCAACACGCGCGCATCATCGCGGGTCGAATTGCGGAACTCGTGCCCGCCCTCGAGCACCTCGACTTCGGTCGCAAACTCCGGACCGCCGGTAAAGCCGAGCGCGAGATCGCTCGGCAGGACAACGTTATGGATCGTCACAGGTTGCGCAGTCCGCGGCGGGTGCCGAGCTCGGCCTGCGCGCCGATCTGCACCTGCGTGCGACGGTCGGCCGGCTGCTGCAGCACGAAGTGGTTATGTACCTGCACCGCCTTTCCGCCGGCCGGGTCGACGCGCCCTGCCCGGTCGGGCGTGAACCACTCGGCGCCCTTTTCGCCGACCTTGTAGCGCATGCCCGGGAACACATCGGCGCCGTCGGCAGCGAACCCGCCGAACGCGAGGCCGAAGATGCTGCCGAGGCCGGCATCGAACCCGCCGCGCGCCGGCGCGGCGCGCGTGCCGCCGCCGAACAGTTTCGCGATGATGCCCCCGATACCGCCGCCGCCCTCGCCGCCGACCAGGCCCCAAAGCTGCTTTGATAAATCCTGGCCGGCGATGCGCGATATGTCGCGCACGATCGAGTCGGTGAAGCGTTTGAATGCGTTCTCCGCGTCCTTGATGTCGGTCGTGAGCTCGGCAAACAGATTGCCCCCGGCGTCCTCAAAAATCGTATTGAACTTGTCGGCCAGGAGATCGGCGCTCGCCGCGAGCTCCTCGAGCCGCACGCGGAACTCTTCGGCGTCGGCGATCAGCTTCGGATTGCCCGAGGTTCGCGCAACGCGCTCCATACTGTCGGCGACCGCCTGCAGCTCGTCGATCGACTTCTGGCGCGCGAGGCTCGTCTGCTTGAGCGCCTCGAGCTCGCTGATCGCGCCGACCTTTAGGGAATTCTGGATCCGGCGCTCGGAGATCTCGAGCTGGCGGGTGAGCAGATCGCCACGCTCGCGCGTCTCGTTGAACGTCCCCTGCGCGACGGTGGCGGCGCGTAGCGCGTCGAGGGTTGCGAGGGCGCCGGCGTCCTTGTTCGTCTCGAACTTCTGCCGCCGTTCCCTGTTCTGCTGGTCGAAGCGCACCGCCGCGGCATCGGCCGAGCGGCCCTGCAGCTCGGCGAGCTCGGCGTTGAGCAGATCCACCTGGTCGCGGTAGGCGCGGGCGGCGTTCGAGGCGTCGAGGTAGCCCTGCTGCGTGTTGAACGCGAAATCCCGCTCGAGGCGGTTGCGCCTGGCGATCGCCTCCTCGAGCTCGCGCTGCCCGTTGAGCGCATCGGACGAGCCGGGCGCCGCCTTGGAAAGCGCCTTTTCGCGCGCCGCGATCTCACGCCCGATCGCGGTGAGCTCGGCGGCCAGCGCCTCGCGCTGCACCGCCTGGCGCGCATCCCAGTAGTCGCGCTCGGCGATGAGGCCCTCGCCGTAGAACCGGTCGAGGATCTTGAGGCGCTGATCGGAGAGCTGCTTTTGCGCCTCGAGCTCGATTTTCGCGCGCGACTCGAGCAGCTTGAGCAGCGCGTCGTTTACCTTTTTGATCTCGGCGAGATCGGGGAGCCGCGGCGCCGCCTTGCGCCCGGCGCGATCGGTCGCCGCGCTGTAGGCGTTGACGCCGGCGGCGGCGCTCGACCACAGCGCACCGATGCGCCCGGCCGAGCTCTTCACGCTGTCGACGACATCCGCGGCGCCCTCTTTCAGGATCTCGAACGCGCGAGAGAACCCGGCCGAGGTGAGCGGCTGCGCGGCCGCGGCGAGGATCGCGCCGATCGCTTTCCCAAGCACACCGAACACCGTGACGAGGCCCTTGATCGCGGCCTCGACGATGCCGAACGCCTCGGCCATCGCGCGCGAATCCTTCGCCAGGTCGACGAAGAGATCGGCGACTTTCTGCAGCGTCGGCAGCAGCGCCGCGGCGAGGTTCGTGCCGACGTTGCGCGTCACGCTGCCGATGTCCTTCAACGTATCGTTGAATTGGTCGGCCTGCTTGAGCGTATCGTCGGCGATGGTGATGCCGAGCTCCTCGAACCGCCGGCGCGTGTTCTCGATTTCCTCGGCCATCTGAATCAGCCGATCGCCGCCCTTGCCGAACGCCGCGAGCGCGATGTTGGCCTTATCGGTGCCGTCCTCGAACTCCGAGAACTTTCGGCCCGCCTCGGAGAGGATATCGAAGGTGCTGCGCAGGCGCCCCTGCGAGTCGGTGACTTTGATGCCGAGCGCGGCGAACGCCGCGGCCGCATCGCCAGAGCCCTTTGCCGCCTCGTCCAGGCGCTTGGGGAGCTTGCTGAGAGTGGCCGACACCTCCTCGAACGTGACGCCGGAGCGCTCGGCTGCGCCCTGCAGTACCAGGAGGTTCTGCGCGCTTTCCCCGGTGCGCCGCTTTACATCGTTGAGATTGTCGGCGGCGTCGATCGCGCCCTTGACGAACGAGGCGAACCCAGCCACCGAAAGGCCGGCGCCGATGCCAGCGAGCACGCGATCGGTGTTGCGCTTGAAACGCTCGATCGCCGCGGCCGCCTTGCCGAGGTCGCCCTGTATCCTGGCGACGCGCGCGCTCATGTCGAGGACCGCGGAACCGAGATTGATCGCCATCTAGGGTTTGCGCCTCTTCGCTGGTTTTTGTTTCGGTGCCGCCGCGATCAGCGTCTGATCGAGGAGCCGCATCATCTGTTCCTGCGTCATCGGCGGCTTTTCATAGAACGGCATGAAGTCGCCCGGCGCGGCCGTCGGCGCGCCCTTGCGCCGGTGAATGTTGGCGAGCAGGGAGCACAGGAATCCGAAGTGGAAGTGATCGCGCCAGAACCCGAACGGCTCGAGCTCGGCGTACGCCTGCCACTCGGTGAGCTCTTGCGCGCTGATCGCCTCGAGCATCTGCGCGCGCGGGGCGCCGAAGAGCGCGGCGAGCTGAAACGTAAAGCGGCGCCGCGGATCCGCCTTCAGTCTTTTTTTGCGGCGTCCACCGCCTTTTCGCCCATGCCGTTGAGGCGCTGCGCCGCCTCGAATACGCGCTCGAGCGCCGCCGCGCTCTTGCGCCCGAGCGCATCGACGTCCTCGACCTTGAACAGGCGATCACCGCTATCGTCGACGAGGCAGATCGAGCACAGGCGTGCGCGAAAGTTGGCCTGGTTCACGCGCCGTTTGTCGCCCTCGCCGATGAAGAGCTTCGACTCGAAATCATCGCGTTCGGCCGCGGTCATCATGCGCACGATCACCTCGCCGCCCCACTCGGGCACCGCGACAATCTCGGTTTTGAGATCGGGCGCGGCGAGGATCTGGTCGCGGGTGAGCGTCATACAAACGCGATCGGCCCGGTAATCCGCAGCTCCACCTGGCACCGGATCACGTCATCAACGCCGCCCGACTCGTCGACCTTTTTTACGAGCGCCTGGAAAAGGCGCAGATCGCCGTTCGGATAGGTAACGCGGAATTCCGAGGGATCGTCCTCGGAGAGCGCGGCGCGCAGTCGCGCCTGGCCGGTCGAGTTGTCCGAATACATGCACTCGAACGAATACGTACCCTCGTCCTTGAGGCCGAGCCGGAACTCGCGGGCGAGCGAGTCGAGGCTCGAGACGTCGATCTCGGGGCGATCGCCGCTGCGTTGAAAAGTCACGATCTCGTTGAGGTTCACCCATACACTCGGCGAGCCCGTGCCGGGCCCGGCCGGGCCCGCGCTCATCTCATGGGTGACGCCTTGTGCGCTAACGGCTGCGGATGTCATAGCAAACGGCTCCTTTCAGGCTTTGAGGTGCTGCGCGATAAACTTCGCCGCCGCGGTGGCGACGACGTCGAAGGAACCCCGCACGTTCGCGTCGAATGCGGGTTTTAGAAAAGGCTTTGGCGAAATGCCGGTTTTGCCGAGCTCAACCCACCGCCAGTAGTAGCCGAGGCGGCGAATCGCGATCCCGTACGCCGACTCATTCGAGTAGGCGTATTTGCCGGTGCGCAGCTTCCGGATCGAGATCTGCCGCGCGAGGTTCCCGGGCTGCACCAGGTGGCGCTCGCGGCCGCCCTTGAAGCGCACCACGTGCGGCACCGAGGAGCGCACGACGCGGCGCTTGGCGTCGCGCGCCCACACCGCGACCGCAGAGCGCACCGCCTTGTCGAGGATCTTCTGGCGCATCTGCGGCGCGAGCGAGCGCAGGCGTTTAGCTACCTCGTCGAGCGCGCGGCCGTCGAGTTTCAGCTCGATGAAGTCGGCCACGACTCAATCGGCCTCGAGCCACCCGAGGAAATCCATCTGCACGAAATGCTGCTTTGTCTCGTTGTCGTAGAGCGAGAGCTGCTGGATTAACCCGATGCGCATGCTCGACACCACCGCGTCGTCGAGTCGCGATTTCACCGCGCGGGCGATCTCGCGCGCGTCCGCATTCGTCCTGGCAAAGCAGCTCACCTCGCAGTCGACGCGGGTCAATTTCGAGGTATGGCCCGCGAGCGATCGCACCGGCTGCTCGGCGACCAGGTACACGAGCGCCGGCACCGAGCTGCCCTGCGGCCGCACCGTCGGGTAGATTCGCTCGCCGACCAGGCCGACGATCGTCGCGTCGGCACGCAGGTGCGCCGCGAAAACGTCCTCGAACGCCGGCGCCTCAGCCATCGTTCACCCCCTCGGCGACCAGGAATGCGAGCTCGCGGTGGCGCTCGGCGCTGTCGATCTGCGCGACGATGTTGTAAACCCGCTCCTCGAACACGAACCGCATCGCCGCGGTGACGCCGGCCCGGTAGCGGATCCTGATCCGCCCGGTGACTTCGGAGTGGTGCTGCTGCGCGGCGAAGAGCTCGCGACCGGCGAGCGGCTCGACCGCGGCCCACAGCGTCGCGACATCGCTCCACGCGTCGTCGGGCTCGCCCGAGGCGTGCTGCTGCGGGCTCCCCGCGGCGCGCTGCTGCAGGGTCACGCGGTGTCTCAGGCTTCCGGCGCGCATGCGGGCGGCTCCAGGTCGCGTAGCTCGGCCCCCTCGAGCTCGACGATCGGCACCTCGAGCGCCGCCATGCGGATCCGCACCGCGCGCACGTTGAGGAGCTCCACACCATCGACGAATACGCGGTGGCACCGGTCGCGTACCGGGACGATCTGCACCTGGCGGCCGGTGAGCGCCGGCGTCGCCCCCTCGACGTCGACCGTCGGCTGCTGCGGGAACGGCCAGGCGGCGAGCACCTCGTTCATACCCGCTGCACCCGCCGGCCCATCCGATCGGCATACTCCCGCGCCAGGCCGCCGGCGATCTCCGACAGGGTGTATTGGCCGTACGCGAGCGCGTGCGCCCACGGGCGGCGGTCGACGCGCATCGGCCAGGCCAGATCCCACGTTGACACCCCGAACGCCGCAGATCGGTAATCGACCATCACCGGCACCCCGGCCACCGCCGCCTTGCAGGCGACGGTGCTGGTGCACGTCACGACCGCCCACGCGCGCGCCAGGCGCTCGGGGAGCGGCACCGGGTCGCCTTTCTCCGAAACGAATACCCGCCGCGTGGTGGCCTGTGCGAGCCGGTGGAGCGTCTCCCCGAGCCAGTCGCCGAGGCCGAAGAGCTCGACCACCGCAGCGCTCGGCGGCACCACCATCACCTCTTCGCCCTGGCGCGTCCACGGCGCGAGCTCGAGGCCCTGCTGCTCCCACCGGTCGACGGGCGAGGCGGGCGAGAAGTTGTGCTGGTAGGCGTTCGGCACCACCCGCAGCCAGTCTTTGCCGTCCTGCGTGTAGGCGCGGTCGAAAAAGACGTATCGCTCGCGCTTGGCGATGATCTGCTTGAGGATCCCGAGCGCGCCGAACTGCAGCCCGCACACCAGGTGCAGCGCGCCCCATACTGGCTCGGCCCGGTCGGCGCGCACGCGCTCGGCGCCCCACCCGCTCGCGATCGCGTCGAAGTGCTGCGGGTTCTTGCGCCCGCCGATGTCATACAGAACGGCGCGGGTCACTTCTGGCCCCGCGCCGGATCGTTGGCCGGGATCGAGAGCCCGATCGGGCAGTCGCCGCGGCGCTCGCAGGCCGGGCGCCCGATGCAGGAGGTGATCAGCAGGAAGCACACGCCCACCAGGCCGAGCCCCAGGATCACCCCGCCCCACCAGGCCGCGCGGCGGCCCATCCGCTCGATGCGCCCGAGCTCGCGATCGCCGTCACCCACGCCGCCAAACCTCCTTCACCCATTGCGCCGGCGCTGTGTGCGGCTTGTCCGGCCCGTGGAACGACACCACCCGGCAATCGGCCGGGATCCCGTCCTTGCAGTGGTAGCGATACGAGCGATGCCAGGCGCGCGGCAGGAGCCGCCACCGGTACCCATGCGCCCCCGGCGCCGTCGCCTCGGTGATCCACTTTTGATCGCCGTCGAGGCGCCGCGCCACCGCCGGGTGCCACTCGGTCCACACCTGGTCATGCTCGCCGGCGTTCCACACCATGAGCGAGCTCGAGTACTCCGAGCTCGCCCACCCCCAGTCGCGCAGATCGGTGATGCCGCCGTGCTCGACCACCTCGTCGAGGCCGCCGACGATGCACACGTCGAGGTCCAGGTACAGCACCCGGCCCTCGAACGCGCCGGGGCGAAACAGCTCGATCTTTGCCCACCACCCGCGCAACGCCGGGTTGAGCGCGATCGGCTCGATGTCCTGGTCGAGGCCCGTGCGGTCGTCGGTGAGGCAGACAAACCGGTGCGCGGCGCGCAGGCGCCGAGCGACCATGTCGCGCAGCACGAGCACATAATTCGGCGGGTACTTCGCGCCCTGCTTCACGCAGGCGACGGTGATCACATCCGCCATCCGACCGCGGCCTGCTGCGCGATGAAGCCGACCAGCGGGCCCGGCGCCCGGCCGCGCATCACCATGAGGACCACCTGCGCCCGGTTGGTCGCGCCGAGCTTCTGGCGGATCGCGTGCATGTGCACACGCACCGTCGCTGGTGCCATGAACAGCCGCCGGGCGAGCACCTTGTTGCAGGCCGCGTCCTCGAGAAACGACTCGAGGACGCGCCGCTCGGCGCGCGTGAGCTCGGCGCCCTTGGGGGGGCGCCGGTAGCGCGTCACGCCCCGCCGAGGGCGGTGCGCGCCACCGGCCGCGGCGCCTCTTTGCGCAGGTTGCCGCGCCAGATCTCGACCGTGCGCGCGAGGCCATCGCCGAGCTCGACGCACGGCGCCCACCCGAGCATCTCGCGCGCCTTCGCCCCGGTCGAGTTGAGGTAATACACCTCGCCGGGGCGCTTGGGGATCGAGTGCCAGTTAATCACGCCGCGCCAGTCGAGGAGATCGACGATTTCCCCGGCGAGATCTCGGATCGAAAGCGCGTTATTCGGACCGGTGACGAACACCTGG